CCGATGGTTCAACACCACCTATTGATATTCTTGGTAAAACTACCGCTGATAAGGCAATGTACTCAGATGCATTTCTTATGATTTTATCAAATAAAAATAATCCCATTCTAAATGTTAACTTTCAGAATGTATTTCCTACTTCACTCAGCGGATTAGATTACACGCAGGGTGCAACAGATGTCGAATATATGACTGCCGATGTAACATTCAAATATCAAATCTACAAATTTGAGAGTGTCTAAATACAAGTGAGCAGATTTGGTAAGCTTTAACAGTTAATCAAATCTTCAGACTTAATTTCTGATGACAACTCGTTCGAACTCATCAGGGTCAATATAGTACAGAGAGAAACCAAACTGCTCGCTTTTTTTTATTATGAGGTAATTATGGATTTAGAAGTACTAAAGAAAACTGCAAGAGAAGACCTTCCTATAACTGATCTAGAGCATATTGATCAGGAATCTTTTAAAAATCAAATGATCAAACGAAAGTGGTTGGACTTTAAGGCAGACTTTGAATTGCTTTTAGTCAAAGCTAAAACTGATCACCAACTCCTATATCGACAAAAGTGGGAATACTATGGTGGTAAGGCAGATGCAAAAGTGTATGCTGCAAAACCATTTGACATTAGGGTTATGAAGACAGACCTTACAATGTACATTCAGTCCGATGAGGACATTCTTAGAATTTCAAATAAAATTGGGTACTACGATTCGTGTGTAGACTACTGCAAAGGTGTAATCAAATCTATTGATAATCGTGGGTGGGATATTCGTAATGCCACCGATTGGAAAAAGTTTGAAGCTGGTATGATCTAATGAATATATCAAAGAAGAACGAAGTTTATCTAGTTCTAGATGATATGGAAGATTCTACTCGGCAGGAGTTATGTTCATTTTTTGAGTTTGAGGTTCCTAACGCTAAGTTCACACCCAGCTTTCGCAGTAGAATGTGGGATGGAAAGATACGACTCTTCTCTCCAGCTACGGGTGAGATATACGTTGGGTTGCTTCAGTATATCAAGGGATTTTGTCAGAAAAACGCAATTGACTATATATTAGAAGAGGGAGTTGAAAATGAGCGGAATGTTGTACGTCAGGTTGTTAGAGATTTCATCAGAAGTCTCAAACCAAAATCTAAAGGGAAATCTCTCAAGGTTCGTGACTACCAAATTGATGCCGTACATTATGGTATTTCCAGAGATCGTGCTCTTCTTGTTAGTCCTACTGCTTCAGGCAAATCACTCATAATCTACTCGTTAGTTCGTTATTATCATATGATGGGATTAAAAACTTTAATACTAGTCCCTACTACATCATTAGTAGAGCAGATGTATTCAGATTTTGAGGACTATGGTTGGAGCTCTGGTACATACTGCCAGAAAGTATATCAGGGATATCCAAGTAAAGTTGAGAAAGACGTTGTAATTTCTACATGGCAATCTATCTACAAGTTGCCAAAGAAATATTTTGAACAGTTTGGTTGTGTGATTGGTGATGAAGCGCATATGTTTAAGGCCAAGTCACTTACTGGCATCATGACTAAGTTACACCAATGTAGGTACAGGTTCGGTCTTACAGGGACGCTGGACGGTACTCAGACGCATCAGCTTGTACTAGAGGGACTATTTGGTCCAGTTGAAAAAGTAACCACCACAAAGCAGCTAATTGACAATAAATCTCTTGCTGACCTTAAAATTAAATGTATTGTTTTAAAACATAAAAATATACGAGAGAGAATGACTTATGCAGAGGAACTGCAATTCTTAGGCGAACATGAACGTAGAAATGAATTTATTGCTGGGTTGTTGATGCATCTCCCCGGTAATACATTATGTTTATATCAACTAGTTGAGAAACACGGTAAGCCACTTCATGAAGCAGTCAAAAAATCTCAGTCTGAAGGATTCTTTGATGATAAATTGCGAAAGGTATTTTTTATCTATGGTAAAACCAGTACCACAGAAAGAGAAGATATACGATCAATTGTTGAGGGAGAAACAAACTCTATCACCATTGCGTCATATGGCACCTTCAGTACTGGTATTAATATTCGTAATATCCATAACATCGTGCTCGCAAGCCCGTCTAAGTCTAGAATTAGAGTGCTTCAATCAATTGGACGTGGATTGCGTCAGGGGGAGAATAAAGATTCCGTTTTGATATTTGATATTGCAGATGATATGACTTTTAGAAATCAGAGCAATTTTACACTTAATCACTTTCAAGAACGCATCCAGATTTATAACACAGAACAATTCAATTATGAAATTAGTAGAATTAACTTAATATGATTATCATAAATAACTATATGGAGGATGACTACGATGAACACAGACACATATAAAATCTTAAAACTCATTAGTGGTGAGAATATTATTTGTGAGCTTTCGGAAGAAAACGGTAAATATGAAATTTCAAAGCCATTACTAATGAGTGTTCAACAAAAAGAGACTAGAACAGGTATGACAGAATCTCTAGAGCTCTCAAGATGGGTCCAACCCTTTACGGAACAAAAAAGTTTCGCAATTGATCCTATACATGTTATTATTATGTTACAAGCTTCTCCCGGTTTGAGTATCTTCTATGAGAATGTGATATATAAACTAGAATATAACAACAGAGATTCTAAATTAACTAATTATACAGATAATGATATATATAATGAACTATTGGATGAATTAGAAACAGACAATAAATCAATTCATTAATGAAGTTCTAATGTATTTCTATAACCAAGGGACAAGCTTAATATAACACTATTTTATAGCATAGTCAAGGGTCTTTTAAATTATATTGGTCCTTGACTTTATCTTACCAATGTAGTATAGTAGGTAAAGATTAAGGAGAATACCCATGGCGAAATCAAAAGGCGAACACTACGTTGATAATAAAGCGTTTCTACAGGCAATGATCGAGTGGAAAGAAATCTGTAAAAATGCCAAGGAAGCTGACGAACGTATTCCACCTGTTACAAATTATATAGGTGAGTGTTTTCTAAAAATTGCACAACATCTATCATATAGGCCTAATTTTATTAACTACACATATAAAGATGATATGATTTCTGACGGTATTGAAAACTGTTTACAATATTGTTCTAATTTTAATCCAGAAAAATCATCAAATCCTTTTGCATATTTTACACAAATAATTTACTACGCATTCATTCGAAGAATTCAAAAAGAAAAGAAACAAACCCACGTTAAGAACAAAATTGTATCGGGCACAAACTATCAATCTTTTAATACAATGCCCGGTGATTCGACTAATTACAGTATCGATAATTCTTTTGCACTTGATAATCTTCCAGATGAAGATGTATATAAACCCAAGACGGTAGAAAAAAAAAGTAAAAAAGGACTAGAGAATTTTATGGATGATGATATTGAAAATGTTGCTGTGATCGGTGATGAGCGTTGAAGATTGCCATAATTTCGGACACTCATTTTGGGGCTAGAAATGATAACCAAAACATCAATGATTATTTCTATAAATTCTACGACGATGTATTTTTTCCAACTCTAGCTAAACGGGGGATTACTGCCTGTGTTCATATGGGTGATGTTACAGATCGTAGAAAGTTCATTAGCTTTAAAACTGCCAGTGATTTTAGAAAGAAATTCATTAACCGATTTTCTGAGCTTGGAATTGATCTTCACCTTATCATTGGTAATCATGACACCTTTTATAAGAACACCAATGAAGTTAATTCAATGGAAGAGCTGGTAGGTTCTGATAGGTGTAACATCTACACTGGTCCACAGGTTGTGGAATTTGATGGTATACCAATTCAGTTTATGCCGTGGATTAATGCTGGTAATTATGAACTTGCAATGACAGCACTGAAGACTTCACCAGCACAGATTTTGATGGGACATTTAGAAGTAAATGGTTTTGAGATGCATAAGGGTTATATGGCAGAAGGTTCTTATGATAAAGAATTGTTCCGTAGGTTTGACCTATGCTTTAGTGGACACTTTCATCATAAATCCGACGATGGTCATATATATTATTTGGGCACTCCGTATGAGATTACTTGGAGTGACCACGATGATCCGAAAGGTTTTCATATCTTTGATACAGAGAACCGGGAACTAGAACGTATTATTAATCCCCATACAATTTTTGAGAAGATTTTCTATGACGATACTGTTAAAGACTATGCCAAAGAAGATGTATCTGTATATAAAGATAAATATGTAAAATTGATTGTGGTAAATAAGAAAGACCTTTACCAGTTCGACAAGTTCACAGATAGGTTGCTACAAGCTGACGCATTTGAGGTCAAGATCATTGAGGACTTCTCTGAGTTGGATGCTGACAATGTATCAGATGACATTGTAGAGAACACTGAAGACACTATGACACTATTGGAGAAATACATTGATCAGTTGGATGTTACTTTGAGCAAGAACCGATTGAAGAACACGATGCGGGCACTTTACACTGAAGCACAAAATTTGGAGTTATAGATATTATTCATTTTGAAAAAGTGCGTTGGGCCAATTTTCTTTCAACTGGTAATAACTTTACAGAGATTCAGTTAGACAGAAATTCTACCACATTAATTATTGGAGAAAACGGTGCAGGCAAATCTACTATTCTTGATGCTCTTTGCTTTGGTTTATTCGGCAAGCCATTCCGTAATATTAACAAACCCCAACTACTAAACTCTGTCAATGGCAGCGGTGCATTGGTAGAGGTGGAGTTTCGTGTTGGAACCAAGAAAGTTCTGGTTCGCCGGGGCATTAAACCAAATATCTTTGAAATTCATGTCAACGGTAAGTTGTATAATCAAGACGCTAACTCCCGTGACTACCAGAAGTATCTTGAGCAACAAATCCTAAA